AAGGTATTCTTCATATGTTTTACTGGGAAAAATCTAAACTCGTCAAAATACGATATATTTGCTTTTGAAAAGATAGTCCCGATGGAACTAACAGCTGCTGCTTCTTCCATACTTAGCTCTCCGTCACCGTCTTTATCCCAGTTTTCTACACAAATGCGCTTTACCTCTGGGTCCTCAAAGCGAATCCACCACTTAGCAATGTTCAGCTTGAGCTTAGGATAGTGTGTCATTAAGGCATCGTAGGTGTCACGATATGCGCCTGTGGTGAGGTTGATTGTACCGTCAAGTACTGGGTAAGGGTCGTTACCGTACTGACCTTCTGCATCGATGCCTTGATATGTACCATCGACGAGCTGGGAAAGTTTATCGAATGCTCGTCCATCCGTGAAAGTCTCATTGAATCCGACACAGCGCACGTAACGCAGGGAGTGAGGAACTTGCCCTACCTGTGCATCCATTATCCCAATGAGCATCTTAATCGGCTGAAGGTTATCACACCCACTCACGAAGTAACTCATAACGTTAGGAGCGCAGGCTTCTGTATTACACTTTTCATTCGTGAGTTTGTCGAGGTTTTTCAGTTCGACGTATGAGGTCGAAGCTGGGTAGTCGACTTCTTCAAGCGCAGCACCATCCGCAAAGTGTGCCTCCGAGAGTGAAGAACCACCAGCGAGGAACTTGCGCAAACGATAATTAGCACGCATATCAAGAGAACCTCCGAGCGTGGATATATTCTGCACATCAATCTCCTCTAAGGATGTTGTATTACCGAGTGTAAGAGAAGATATAAGTATCTTCACACTCTGCTCGCTCTCATCACCCAGTTTCAATCGCTTGAGTCGCTTGCCAATGATTGAAAGCGCACCGTTAATTACATACGAACTCCAATCGCCTATATCGAGCAGGTAGTCAGCAGACTTGACAGAGAGCTGCTGATCAGAAGTACCGTTTATATCTACGACTATCTCGCAAGGCTTACCTGCATCTGTACGAGCACCACGCATGATTGTGGTACCGTACGCAATGGTTGGATATAACTTCATTGCAGGTGTTAGGCGCAGAACGATTGAGTTTGTTGTAGCATCAGCCTGAGCAGATGTACGTACGGTGATAGCCCCTTCCGCAGTCTTGGCATCATAGTCACCGAAGGAATACTTGGACATCAAGTACTGAATACGCTTCTTTACCCACGCCACTTCAGGCGACTTTCCGTCACCAAGCGACTGACCCAGAGGGTCGGTGTCGTTAGTATATGTACCTTGAAGCATTGCGAGCTTCATTTTTTCATACATCTTGCCATCCTCATTATATAGCATAGATGAGAAGTTGTCAATCACAGAGAAGTAATACTTCTCGAAAAACGCAAAGAGCTTCTGCTGGTGCGTACCTTTCTGCACCCCTCCAAGTTCCTCCATCTTCGCAAGCATACGACGCATCATCTGCGCACGCTCCTCTGGGTATGCTTGTTCCATCAGGTTCCACAGCACGGACTTCTCTCCGTTCCAAACAGGAGTGCCGTCCTCGTAGGTGTCGTGATATTCTACATGGTAAGGCTTTTTCATCAAGCCCTGATTGATGACCGTTAGAATTGTATCAAGGTCATCTTGTCTAAATCGCCATTTGCTCTTTGACATGTTCATTCTGCATTAAAGTTATACGGGTATATGTTCTTTGCGCAGTTGTCGGTCGCTGCCACCGCTTCAACATATAGTTGATGATAAAGTAGGTCACTGATGTCCCAGTACTGTGACTGCTCAGCACGGAACTTCTGAATGCGTGCTGACTTGAATAACTCATTGAGCTGGGCTGCGTCACTAACTGAGCTAAATATCGTCTCAGTTAGTCCGTACTTATCTCCGACTAACTGCTGTCGAAGATTTACAACCGACACACCGCTATCGAGTGTTGAAGGGCAGAACTTCTTATACAAGCTATCGTAATAGTATAGGTTGTATTGATTAGGGTCGTCTTCCTTCGCAATCCAATACTCAATGTGTGTTGAATGTGGGTCAGCGTTCAGTTCGTCAAGTGTACCATTGAACGGCTCGATGAACGTGTTGCACTGATACACGAGGTTGTATGCAGGGATATAACTCTCAATGAGCTGCTCAGCCCTCTGACGAGTCTCATCTTCCGATGTTGACTTATCATCAGCAGGAAGAGCAGCGTAGTCCAAGTCCCAGCAATTCTCCCAAGAGAGTTCAGATACTTGGTATTGATATGCTTCTTCCTCCGTGTTGTAGCGTATTCTTCGCTTATCCCAAGGCACTTGAAACAAGGTAAGGCGTGGCGAGTTATCAGAGCCTTCTATTGATAAGAGGTCAGGGAATAAATCCTTATCATATCCAAAAGTAGCAGCATCGCCTTTGTCTGGTCCTATAGTGAATAGACCGACGAACTTGTATGTAACTGTTCCGTCCTCTGCCGTCTGCTTCTCAAATCCAACGAATGTCTCTTGATAGATAGATACTCTTGCTTCGCTGTTCTGTTCGACACCTTCATTAGTTAAGCCAACAGCTTTCCATAGGTCGGTAAATGAGTTCACAGAGCCCATCTTGTGGTATTGCATAGAAGATGCAGTGTTCTTCTTTCCTGTCAGTTTAGATATTTTTGAAAGGTTCATGAAAAACTTAAACTTCTTTTGAGCGGTCTGACCATCTTCATAAATGACAGTCGAATCATAAGACAATTTCCCTTTCCAGTTCCAAAAGTAGTAAAGCATTGACGACGTACCCTGCCCTTGCATTTGAAAATTGGTAATAGTCAATCGAAGAAGATTGGTATTACCGTCTTTAGGATATATTTCAAGCGTACCTTTAGGTTTATAAGATTTACCATACTCATACGCAGGGAGTGGCTTATCAAAAGTAAACACATTGACCTTGCCACGCACTTTGTCAAAGTCAACCGTGGTACCGAGTGTATCATAGATGTCGTTATCCAATTTCTCCGCACTCTTCTCACCTACGGTCGACAAGGCATTGATATAGTCTTGATGCACGTTTGCTGCATCCATTGCGCTGTCATATATACGAATAGAATAGAGGTCAACATCCGCCTTATCCGAGCCAATGACAATACTGCCTCCTAAACCTATCTGCATAGAATCGGTAAGCAAGTAAGCGAACTTACGAGCTTCGACACCGTCAATGTAGAGATAGACGAGGTTCAAGTAGTACGTGTTGCCATTGAGTACATACGTGTACTTCTTAGGACTGATTACCAACGCAAGTCGAATACGCACACCATCATCTGTATTCATAGCTTGCACATCAGGATTACGCTCGCTGCGAGTTGCGAACATGATAGAAGAAGGCTTAACTTTCAAACCGATATAACCCTTCTGATAAGGCATGGCAATAGAGATACACTCTGCATCGTAATCAGAAGTGTTATTAATCTGATAGTCTATCTCAATGGTCTTACCGCTTTGCGCTGCCTCCTTCTCAAAAGGCTTGTAATCGATAGTAAGGCGAGAACCTGCGAGCAAACGCAATGTGCGTGCGCCTTCATCGTCTGTCACCCAGCCGTCACGTGAGAAGGCTACGTTCTGCCACTCAGAACCGATATGATCTGAGTTGATAAGATTGCGGAGGACATTACGGTCGGTGTCAGTGTTGTTTCTGTTCTTCGCATTGAAATAAAACACCGCTCCAGCAGTAGCAGAGTAACCCTGCGAGTTATCCACTGGGAAAGGAATTGCATCACGCAAACGCACCTCGTCTGTTGGGTGAGTTCTGAATCCGATGAGTGCTGTAAAATCAGAGTTATCGATTGTCTCGACTTCAAGAGATAAGGTATATTGCATCTTGGTTTGTGTCAGTGTATTTCCTGACACATTCTCTTGCAGCACCTCGTTATCCTTCTTCATCAAGATTGACAGTGGTGTCGTTACCGCCTTGCCGTCATATACTGCATATTCCAGTACCTTATTCTCGTACCAGTTAAGTAGCTTCTCCGCCTTATTGTTCACAACTACCATCTTCACAGCTTCGTTATTAGCGACAGCCATAAAGTCATAACCTACAGGAGTAGTTTGCACCGTGTTGTCTTCATTTGACAACCAAGCAGACAGATGGAAAAGACCTGTCTTGTTCGTGAAAGGCACGGTGTAAGCGACAGGCGAAGATGTATAAGTCGCGGTACCGAACTGACGCTCATACGTCTGCTCGTAGCCCTCACCTGTAATCTTCACATGAAGCGTCTTACTGATATTACCGCTGATGTAGCAAGGTAATACAATATCACCTTGATACGCCTTCCACCAGTTGAACTCTGATATTGAGAGGAAGAGTGCAGACAGCGTAATCGAATACACCAACGCAGGGGAGGTTTGCCCTGTAACCTCACCAGTAATCTTCACCATGATATTGTTTTGTCCGCTCTCAAGGAACTTGAATACATCAACAGTCGTCACGGTATTAGACTGGCATCTACCACGAGCCTTACTAACGAAAGTTCCATCACCAGCCTTAGCGAAAATTTCGTACGTTCCCCACTCACCGCTATCAATATAATCCGCCTGTCCTACATCCTTGGTTCTTGACACGAACATAAACTTAATCGTACACTCACCTGCTGACTTAGATGCAGAGAGAGTAGTAGAAGGAGACTGATTGACAGCACGTAAGTAATAGAGAATAGATTGCTGCTGTCCTCCACCACCTTGCCCAATATTAAGTTCAGATAACTTCATTGGGACCCACTGATCACCATTCCATACGAGTACACATGTCTCAGATGTGAGTTCGTCAACCTCTGTGTTCACGTTTGAAATCTGTCCGAGCGATGGACGGTTCTTCGCAATCGTCTTCTTCACACGTTCCTCCTCGGAGTTCTGTGCGTCGATTAACTCGTTGACCTTTTCGGGTAACTTGTTAAATTCGTCAGCGGTCAATCGTCCGCCTGTGTTTTTATGTTCTAAGTAGAGTTTTTCTATCGCCATAATTATGATAGCTTAAAAGGAAAGGTGTATGTAAATCCATTGTTACCCTCTATCTCGACACCGTGCGCAAGGGATAGCGCATGACAAATGATGTCTTGAAGAAGTTTAGGGTGAGAGGAAGAATAACTCTCACCCGTATTATCTTCGATGCCACGGATAGAAGCTTGTGCGAAGCGGTTATCTTTCGTACGGCTCTCTGTTATATAGACCTTGATGTGCTTCATTCAACACGTTAATTTATTCTGTTGAAAATCTTGAGAAGGAAGCCTTTTATACTTGGCTTAAATTTTAGTCCAAAGACAACAATAGACAACACCAGCAAGCCCATTATAATTTGCCACCATCTGAAAGGCTCTGCTATCTGCACCTGCTCAACGTGCTTATCTTTATGTCGTTTGTTTTCAGAGAAGTTGACTTTCGTATTAGTCTGCTTGTTAGCAGCACTATCCTTTTTCTCTGACAGCCCTCTTTTTTCGTTTCTGCGGCTTTCAATTCGCTCTTTAATCGATTTCAAACCACGATTAATTATGATGCTGCCGTCGGCTTTATATTCAACCATCGGAACCTTGCTCCCGACATTTGTGTCGGTAGCAAAGGTATCTCCCAGGCAAGGGACATCAAAAACGAACTCACGTATTACACTTGTTAGTTCGTCTATGTTAGTTGTGTCGATAAGCGATATATGCTTTTCGTTTCGCTCTGTTGTCACCTGCTCACTATTATACGTTTGCTTGACGCTTTCAATAGCGACCGACTTCTTAGTCCGACAGCCAACGCACATCGTTATAATGGCGAAAATTAACAGTTTACACGATGTATTTATAACTCTATTCATACCTCTTAAGATTTAGGTGAGGGAGGAAAGCTCCCTCACTTTGTTACACTTTAAGTTTGAAACACTGCCTTCTCTGTCGTCCGTCGCTATTCTTGTAGGCAACATGTACCCATCGAGAAGTCTTACTTCTTTCCACGATAATTTGATCGTAGGAGTACCCCATTTTGGAGAACTCGTTAGCTATGAATCGTTCAAACTCAGTCTGCTTACCATTGACAGGTTGCAAGTCTGCTGCATAGCCCTCGACGTGTGCGGAGGTCTTCACACCGCCTACAGCCTTATTCAATTCTGGAGAGCGGTAGCCACTTGTTACACGGATAGCAGGGTTCTCGAGTTTGTGAGCCTCGCAATACTTACCCCATTCTACACGAATACTCTCTAAAAGAGTAATCGTTTCTGTAAGGTGAACCTTCACAATAGAAGGAGGGTTATTGTTTATCTTGAGTTGTTCAGCAGTGCTGGATTGTACCAGCTCTGCTATTGAAAAATTTGCCATACTATTCTTCTATTTTTTGATTTACATTTTTCTCTTCACCAATGTAGTCAGCGACATACTGAATAACTTTCTTTGCATCTCTATCTGAAGCTGCACTAACGACTGATTGAATGATGCGCTGCATATCAGCAGCAGTACTCTTTCTCTCTCTTGCATGTTCAATGAGACTCTTTGTTTCTATGATGAGTAAGGAAGCAGAGAACAGTAATGTACAGATAGGGAAAGTCTTAACACCTAACAGAGAACAAGACGTGAAAATCACGACATCGATAATCAAGGCGATAAGGAGAAATCGCCAATACTCACCAATCTTACCAAGCGTCTTACGCATAAGGTGCGAAGTCAAAGGCTTCTTCAATTTGTTTTGCGTATAAACCCTGTCCCATAGGTCGATGAAGGCTGCGCTAACGACTAAAGCCCACATCACGACACATGTTATAAGATGTGTAGCTACAGAGTGAATAAACTCTGGTGTAAACTGTAATTCAACTATATCCATACGAACACCTCCTTTACAATAGGAAAAGAAAAACACCCACGATCGCACCAAGCATACCTGCACAGACATCGAGCCAATCGAACTGCTCCTTTCTGTAGTAGTAATCGACACTCTCTTTTCCAGTCATGATGAAGAATGCTGGTACCAATGCGAAGATTAAGCACACATCAATAGCATGTAAGGCCTTGCACACAATCATCGAAACGACAAGACCAGCAAACATGTGCAGATACTTATCGCTACCGATAGCAGCGAGCCTTCCGAAAATCCTGTAAACACAATCTAAAAAACTTTTCATATTCAATTATATATTAGTTAATTACCAATCAAAATCAACAGTTCCAGTATAAAGAACACCAGCTCCAGGTGTTTCTTTAGTCTTAGTTGGAGTAAGCCATAACGGATTAACATATAAATAATGACTTATCCAACCGCCATCAAGTTTTCTAATCTCTCGATGATCACAGATATAAACTCCAACATTATCATTGCCATTAAACGCTATCCATTCTTTGCCATATCCCATTTCAAAGAAAACATAACTGCGAGGTTGTTCACAGTTAAAGATTACCATGTCAATAGGAGCACCATAGGGAATCTCTCTGTAAAAATCAGTAAGACCTCGATGCAAACCAGGATTATCAACATCCAAAACAACTCCGTTATCACCATCTTCTCCTTGATAGCCTGGTGCATATAATGGAATTTTATAGCAGACGATATCACGTCCACCACTTTTCACAGTTACGGTAGGCAACTGTACCTGTACACCATCTGTTTCAATGTGACCTCCATGATGTACGTACATTATATCGTCTTTGATGACTGCGCAAATCTTCGCATAATGACCAAACTGTCCTTGACACCATACGTCCTTAGCATAGAAGCGTGGCAGGCGTTTACGAAAATTCCCTTCGACATACTTACGCATACCCAAATCACCCTCCATTGCCATAATAGCTTGTTTTCCTCTTTCCTCAAAATAGATACCACCAGTAGGTTCTCTATTGCTGTTAAGACATCTAAGGACCTTAAATGTTCCGCTTGCTCCATCAAGCTCACCCCCGAACTTACTATTACCAGTAACGGTGATATTCTGAAAAGTAGCCCCCTCAGCATCGATAGTCTGAGCCTTGATGCCTTCAGCTACTATTGCCTTTGCATCGATAAAATCAGCATTAAGCTTTCCGCCACTGGTAAAGAATGGCACTTTGCCAGTAGTCGTCGTAACCTTGAATGTGTCTGCTACGATGTCAAAGGTGCTATTCTCGCCATTAAGAGTGAATCCGACACGCTTAAGTCCTTTTTGCAAGTCTATTACGACAGCAGAGATTGAGTTATCGCCAATTTTAAACTCAGTTTCAAACTGCTTTGTGGTGTACTTTTGTGCGGAAGTCCAATCCTCAATATCGAACGATTCTCCTGCTTTCTTAGATTGTACGCAAACAAGTAAGTCGTTTTTGTACTTCTCTCTGTAATTAGCATTAGTCCATTGGTCGCCTGCATCGTACGGAGGAACAGGTACGGCTTGCACGAAAACTCTACGCTTACCATCTGCTGTATCTTGTGCGTGCTTAGCTGCTTCAAGTGACTTCAACACGTCAGCGTCAGTAATCTCTTTCCAATAGAAAGACCCATCTTGATTTTTCTCGAATGAATAAGAACGACCTCCACCAGTCTCAGCATAACTTCTATTATAATAGATGTCATGCAGGTGCATCTCTTTCGTTTCGTCATCCGTCCACTCGTTTGCAGGCTCGTTCGTCAACGTTGGAATAGCGTCGCCAAAACAAATCAAAAATTGGTGGTCTGTTTGCTCTTTCACCGAGTCAATACGACTCTGCATTGACGATAGATAATCCTGTAAGAGGATATATTTGCCTTGGCGTGAAGGATTCTCAACACGTATCTCGAATTTCTGGTTATCGAATAAGAAGATAGGATCAGGAAGGATAAAGCTATTGATACCCTTTATAATTTTGAAGTAAGGCGCACCTTCGCCAGCAGCTGACTGTATGATAGCACTCTGTCTTTCCTCATTTGTGAGGTGACCCAACTGCACAACCTCGTCACCCACCTGCGGAGTATCGCTACCACTTGCGTAGTAATCAACATTCGTATTGTCTGCGATGTCAACATAATCAACACCGACTTCAACAACACGCCTATGCCAATAGTGATTAGACAACTGACCGTCTGCATCAATCAAGTTGAATGTCTCGCACAGTGCGAGGTCATCCACCTGCATAGAGTTATACACCCTACGACCCTCACTATCCTGCTGACGGAAGTAGCATCGCCATGCACCTACAATCCTCTCTATCTTAGATATCACGAAGCTACCAGCAGAGTTCACAACCTTTCCCTTGATATGAGAGGTCTTCATTATCTCAACCTCCTCAGCGGTAAGTTTGCGATGCACGTGCAAGTATTCAGCATCTATATGCCAGGCACCTCGTTCATCCTGATAGATAGACACGCCTGATTCTCCACGAACAGACTTACCAAACACGATACCCTTCATGAAGGTAGTCAGTGCATTAACGATTGTATCTTGATCTGTTCGAACGATTTTCTCCCAATCGACACTCTTAGGGTCGAGTGTGCGTGCAGCCTTTGCCTCGTCAGCTAAGCCAGCAGCAATCTTCTGCGCATCCAAAGTAAGATAGTCACCAATACGATCGAGCGCATTCAGTACCGACATATTATCGTGTCGATGTCCAAAAGCACCGTCACCCTTATAAGCGGTGGTGACTTCACGAGAGAACCACTCAAGGATAGCTTCTGCTGTAGTAATGTTCCACTTGTCAGAGTAAGGACTCTGAACTGGAAACAAAGCCCCACTGCTCAGCGGTAGTCGCTCAAGCTCAACTAAGCGTGGGGCGATGGTAAAAGACCCAACATCTGGTATCTTAATATCCAACATTGCAGGCGCAGCGTCCTCTGACCTGGTAATGTTCAGGTAGGGACGTGCATCTGCGTACTTATAGGTAAATGTATAAGATGAAGGGAGGTCTTTTGTCTGCCAACTTACGTCGCTCTCTGTCACGACAATGCGACGTACGTAGTTGCCTGTGTAGAGGAACTTGCCCAATGAAGGGAAGAAGTCAAGCAACCACTTACGTTCCTCCTTAGAGAGGAAGCCAGTGTTCTTCTTGTATTCTCTGACTGTATCGACACGATATTCTTCTGAGTCGTTCTCAATCTCTGCTACATTGTGCGTATGCTTCGCTGTGTTCTCAGCATCACCATACGCACGGAAGGTGTCGATACCACCGAGTGAGTTTTCAAAGAGTACCCACTGTTCTTCCTCACTTCGAATATCTGAAGCATAGTATCGCTGAATGTAGGTGAGTCGAGTACCAGCAGCATCTTCTATCCATACGTCATAGTAGCTTGGCATCTTGCCTAACTTACCAGCGATGACACCATATTGCATAGGCATCGTCCATACCTTGCCATGAGAGAGGTTGCCAAGTTCGATGTCTGTCTGAACATAGCTACCGTTCTCTTCTACGTAAGCACGACACTTCGCAACGCAATCCTCGACAGCATAGTAACTAAGAAACTCTGGCGTGTAATAGGTGACAGGCTTAACTGTAGGCTGCCACGTCAAGAAGTTACGCTTCAACCAACTTGAGGCAGACTCGGAGAACTTATCTATACCAGCACGGAGTACCGTGAATTGCAAAGACTCTTGTGCAGCTGTCTTATCTTCGATGAGATTAACAAGGAACTCACGAGCAATGTTCGGTTGACGATAAATTGTAGTCGACTCCTGGAGCTGAAAAGATAGCAGCGGAGTGATGATATTCTCTAAGTCTATCTCTATGCGCTTAGTCTTGTTAGGAGTATAAGTGTGCTGCACAATGATTTCATTCGAGTCTGCATACTTCAGAATGAATGTAACCTCTTGCGTGCTTGATATGATAAAGTGATTCATCGAGCCCGTCAGGCTGAGAGAATCAGGTTTAAGAATAATATCCATGTGCGAATTGTTTAACACAAAATTACCATATATATTGGAGATGATAAAGGACAGGTTTTAGCTGGCGTAATTAAATAGGCACGCATTCCAACCACACCTCTGTCCGAGTGTATTCGTACTCTCCGTGTCTGAACCAGCCACCTTTTCGTGTTATTCGCTCAGTGTATGAACGCTGCTTACCATATTGCACACCAACATACTCAGCTGAAGGTAGAGGAGGGTAGACCGTTACAAAGGTCTTGTTTCGCTCTCGATCAGCAATCTTGTATTCTTCCCAGGTGACTGATGTCCGCTTCTCTTTTCCAACCCACTTATACTTCACATCCATAGCTTTGAGTTGCTCATTGATAGCAGGAGCAGTGATGGTCGGTTCCATAAGCGATACGGTGTACAGCTCTGACTCTACAGGCTCATTCTTACCTCCAAGTGTGAACTTGAGTTTGTTGAAAAAGAAAGGCACACCACGGATAACGACCTTAGCATAAGAGGATAGGTTCTGTTTCTGCGACTGAGAGAGCAGCAGCTTCACCTTCATATCGTGAAGTGAATTGCGCAGCAGCAAGTCATATTCACGGTAGAACTTTTCAAAGATGCCTTGTGGTCCATTGTAATGTAGGGCATAATCGAAGATGCGAGGATGTGAAGGCGCATTCACGTCATAAGCTGAGATAGTCCCTGCTGGACGACCGTCTGAAAGATAACTGAAGGCGAGTATCGTCTTTTGTTTATTGGCAGACTCCGAAGTGTTCTCCTTTGGCTCTGTCGCAACAACCATCTTTGAATTGAGCGACATGTATGAACCTACGTAGAGGAACTTACCCATATCATAGGTGAAGTCTTCCTCCTTGATAGTAGCCTTATAACTAAGCATTCGTAACTCTGGTATGAGTTCTGGAACCTTTATCTCTTTTGCTTCAAGAGTTTCTCCCGTGTTGTAGTCTTGTGAGGCTTCGCCTATCTTCACCGTCACTTGGAAGTCACCAGACCATCCTGTCTTATAAATAGCCCCATCGATAGGGTCGAAGTAAGCGTTCGGGTTCGCCTTTACTAAGCTATCTATATCGTCGTAGGAGTCTGAGATTTCTGAGTCAACCTTCTCCTCCGCTGAGAGTGTAACACGCTTATAGTCGTTCTCTGACTTATAAGAGAGTGTAGGTTCTTGGGTTACGCAATGCGTAAGGTCGGTGTTAGGAGTTTCATTCAGCGCATCACGTAGGAAGATGATATCTGCAATGCGCTTACCTTCATCAGAGGTGAACTCACAGCAGAACTTCTTACGAAAAACAGAGATAAAATCCGCACAAGTAATATCAGGAACAAGGTCAGCAACCTTTATCTTTCCATTCACCAGTACGTCCATAACGTTGTTTACGACAACCATCTTATTGAAAGGTTCCGTACGAGTAAAGAAGTTCTCTTGCAGATCATACCCAAAGTAAGCGAAGACACGCTTCAGAAGATAGTTCGCACGGATGAATGGCGACATATAATATCCTGGTGCGAGCGTGATAGGTACGTCATTAACATACTCTGTGCGCTGTACTGCATTATAGAAGTCACAGCCCTCACCGCTCATATCTGGGTGAAACGATGTAACTGAAGGTACCTCTGGAAGGAAGTCGTAGATCTTGTCGTATCTCAACACCTTTTCCTTACCAAACCCATTTAACACCTTATAATTAAGACCTTCCTTTTGTCCTGAATCGTCAGTGAAAAGCACTGGGAAGATACCGTAATGCTCATTAGAGTTATTGCGAAGATTGCGACAAAAATTAATCCCTTCTTCTACAGTGTTCACTCCTGGTATGAATTCGCCTTTGAAGACATCCTTCAACTTTACCTTCTGAATTCTTGAATAGAAAGAGCCATCGTTAATGTAGAAGGAGGTAGATATTCCACCTTTGTATTGAGCAGACAGCACCACCTGCCTACATTGAGCGAAGTACTCACCATCTTGTATCGCGACATCTGTAGCAGTCATCTTCACTCGTCTACCGAACGAGTCAGGGAAACCGAGTATCCTGCGATTACGTTCTGACGAAGGCAGTTCGAGCGGTGTCGTCTGTTCTCCGTAATCATTGAAGAATGGATTGGTTCGTTCAACCTGGATCTGTGTGTCGGGCTTGAGATTGTAGTCTTCGCCCTTTTCAATGTTAGTTATCTTCATTACTATGTAAGGTGTTAAGTCTATTTACTTCCGAATCTTCGTGCCTTGTCTTGTAGCTGCTGCTTCTGTTCTATCTCATTAAGAGAGACTGATGCAGGGATGCCGTCAACAGACAATCGGTCAAGAACATCAGTTAATCGCTCGATGAGCGTATCCTTGTAGGAGACTTTAACCACACCACGCACGTCATTAACTGTTGGCGTGACGTATCCGCCAGAGGCACGACCTTGCGCCTGCTGAACAAGAAACTTATTCATGTCGAGTGTGCGAATGGTTCCTGCACGCTGTGCACGGTCGATGATATCAATGAATGGTGCTACGGTAGGATTCTCAACGGCTGCATTCGAAGCCACCCACTCTTTGCTGTGACCATACCCACCTTCTCCTACGATGACGGTAGGTTTGTCGATAAATCCACGTCTGTCAGGGTCGTAATCAGCACGGAACATCTTACCATCCTGCCTACGCTCGACATCGATACTACCGCCAGACTCAAGTCCAGTAGCAACACGTGCGCCTGAGGCAGAGGCAGAACCACCTGCACCACTGAGCGACATACGTTTAACACGCTGACGTTCAGCGTTGGCAGTAGCAAGTTGCGCCGCACCAGTGATACCCATCAAGGCAGCAGCGATAGGACCAGCGATAGGACCAAGTTCGCTAAGAGCCTTCATTATAGAAACAGCTGTGTCAGCTATAATCTGAGAGGCTTTGATTGCGAAATTAACATCAGCATACTTTTTCTGTATCTTCAGTTTCTCATCCGCTTTCTTCTTCTCAAGTTCTGTGGTATCTTTGCCAGCCTTTTTCGCAGCTTCAATCTCCGCATCATACTTCGCATCAACGTTCGCTTCCTCTGCTTGCTGTAGTGCCTGAACAGCTCCACTGGAGAGGTTAGAGTAAAAATCGAATGCCTCCTTCATTTTGGCAATCTTCATATTCTTCACTGCCTCTTCATATTCTTCTTCAGATATCTCTTTATTCTGAAGGTGCATCTTCAACTGATCCAACTCTGCATTATAGAGTTCCTGCTGTGAGGCAAGACCATACTGCTGACGTATCTGAAGGCGGTGTTCTTCTGCCTGCTGATCAAGAAGAGTAAGAGCCTGCTGACGTTCTTGCTCATTGAGTACACTATCATTTTCTATCTTCTTGCGACGTGCGGCATACTGGTCACTGAATGTGTCAAGCCCATACTCCTGTCGTGCTTGTGCCTTTTGCTCCTCTGCTTTCTTCGCATAGTCTACGATGATAGCAGCCTTAGCAGCTTCGTAAGCCTTTACAACTTCCTTCTCACGTTCGCCATTCTCTTTTGCTCTTTGCAAGGAAGCCTGATAATATCCATCCAAGAGGAGCAGCTTTGCATCACATTCTTCTTTAAGTGTCTGTGGCTTAGCTGGTGCGGACTCCTGAATCTTCTCAAGAGATTCGTAGTATTCTTTTTCAGCTTCTATATAAGCGGTGTTTGCTGCCTGCTGTTGGTCAGCGACAGCCTTAGCTTGACCTTCCTGCAATGCTTTCTTTTTCGCAGCATCCTTGAATACTAAGTTCTCAGAGCGTTGCAAATATGCCTTCTCTATGTCGAGAAGTTTGTTCTGATGCTGAATATTAAGAGCTGCCACGTATGCGCTGTATTGCTCTTGCGTAAGACTCTTTTTCGCAAGAGCTTCTTTCAGGGCATTCAAACTCTTATCATAACTTCGCTTTTCTGCATCGAGGTCTTGAGCGCGATCATGAGAAAAAAGTTTAGCAGCTACTTCATCAGGGTCTGGACCCTTCTTGGTTTTATCTTTTTTTGTTTTAGTTTTCTTTTTAGAATCTTTGATTCCATTTTCAATGGTGCTCTTTTTGCCTCCGCCAGAACCACTTTTATTTGCAGCATGATTTTTCATCTCGGGTGTTACATCGACAGAAAGATGAGCTACCTTCTTATTGCTACCTGTGTTTTTTATCGCTTCAATGAAATTGTCACGAACATTCGCAGCCATCTTCTTTGCATCATTACCAATTTCGACCCACGTGTCTTTATAAGCATCCCAAAGTCCCTTGATACCAGTTGTAATCTTATCGACATCGAAAGAGAACGCACCTTCAATGATTTTAGCCCAGGCTTTTGCCATTCGCCCCATGCCTTTGAATCCGTCAATAACAAGATAAACTCCAAACTTGAATACCTCCCATGTACTCTTGAAGTTGTTTTTAATGTGTTCAATGCCTGCACGAAACACCTTAGATTCATTATATAAATCAATGAAGTAGTTAATGATTTTAACGGTATAGTCGATAATCTTAGACAAGGCTTTAACTCCGAATATCTTAGCTTTCATTGTAAGTTCGTCAAAGCCATGTTCGCCAAGACCGAAGAACTTAGACATCTTCTCGTTAAGTTCTGCTTGTGCGTCGACCTCTTCACGTTGGAGTTCTCCGTATTCGCCTGTTACGCCTTTCAGCTCCTCCATATTAGTAGACATATCTGCTAAGGTCTTCACGAGTTTCATACCCTCGTTGCTCGCTGTTTTGCCAAAGACCGCCTTCATGACTTGACCCACCTGCATAGAGTTTTCAGGCAGCTCCTTAATCTTACCTGAAATCATCTTAATAGCCTCTAAGATACTGGTCTTTCCTGATATAAGGTCAGCTTCGAGTTGCTTGCTTGAGATACCGATAGAATTAAGTGCGCTCTGTGTAGCTGAAGACATAGTACGAATACGGTTTGTAGCGGTCTGTATTAAACCCATACCTGCCTCATTGAATATACCTGAGCGTGTCTGTGTGATACTGGCTACAAGGTCATTAACAGCACCTCCAGCGTCACTAAAGGCTGGTCCATACTGTTGAATCTGACTGAGGAATGTTCCGTTAAGGTCAGCACCAGCCTGCAATCCGTCCTTAATAGCATTAATAGCCTCAGTCGTAGATATACCGTATTGATTGGTGAGAGATTCAACTGTACCGAGAACCTCCTTGTAGTCTTTACCCATCTGTGAAGCGAGTGCTGATATCTGACTCTGTGTGTGGACGAGTTCGTCACCTTGTATGTTAAAGAACTCACGTGTCAGACGCTGCGCCTCTTCAATCTCTACATTGTAATTATACCACCACTTTGCTCCTTCTATCACGGCAGAGATAGAAGCAACAGCAGCGGTAGCCACACCAACGAGCTTTGTCCATCCACCAGAGATAGAGGAGAACATACCTTCAAACTTGCCCATGATTCCAGACGACTGTTTCCCCATAGAATCAGTCAGTCCAGAAGCATCACGACGTAATTCTGATATACGTCCATTCACGCTACGAAGCTGTGACGCTAAGTGCTCATACTCTTTAGGATTCGCTGCCTTTGAAGTATTATTCAGTGCTGCCTGAAGTTCCTTGGCATGTTTCTTGAGCTGTGACATCGTCATAGCATTGACATCCATTGCAGAGCGAAGTTCACGCAGTTTCTTATTATTATCAGCAATCTGATTACTATAATTCTTCACCTCTGCTTGTAAGCGTTTGTACTCAGCGGTCTCTTTCTTACCTGCTGCCTCGAGGTCGAGCATTCGATTCTGTCGAGCCTTCATTTCCTTACTAAGGTCCTGCGTAGCACGCTCAAGCTGTCGTAATTCCTGCTGTGCCTTGTCTGTTTTAGCATCGATAACCAAGGCAACGTGGTCTTCTTTGATTTTGCTCATATCTATTGATTATCTGTGGGTAATATGTGATTTGAAAGTGCATCCTCCATTTTCTTTCGCCAAGCAGCACGAACTTCATTTGTAAATCCTGCTTGAATATCAGGGAAAGTTTCGTTGTACAAAACACCCCATACAACTCTATTATAAACAGCATACTTAGCACGCTGCTTCTTGGCTCGCTTACTGTTTAAGCCTGCATAGTTAATGCGGTATTGCATATCGAGGAAACGTAGATAAGAAAGAACCCCGATATAAAGGGTGAACTTTCCGTTCGATTCTTGAAGAGAGAAAGCACGACGAGATAAGAAGTCTCGAAGAGTTCCAGTGTGCTCCTTGAAGTAGCGATTAGCAACTTCTTCCTGCGTCTTATAGATGATGCCGATATCACGACGAAGAATCTCAGAGACGAACTCATCCTTTACGAATTGATCTGTTATCATGACACAAAGATAACACGAGAAAAATAATGGGAAAAGGACAAAAAAGCGAGAGCAGCACGTCTCACGACGTACTGCCCTCAAAAACCATAACTTAAAATACAACTATAACTATAAAGACTTATATTTCACGGAACATCCATTTGAATTCCAACCCTTGCGCACCAGGTCGATTGCAGAACTTATATCCTGCATTGAGAAGAGCTGTGGTTATTTGCTCTGCACACACCTTAGCAGAAGGGTCTAAATTGCGAATAGCATCTATTACCTCGGGGGTAGAGAAGAAGTGAGTTGTTTCTGCTGGTGTCGACGCTGGACGATATGTCGCTGATAAAGCAGCTATGTATATACTAATGTCTGTTATAGGCTGCTCGTCGTTTTCTTTCTTCGTTGTCATTGTCTTAAGGTTTTATAGTTTTTGATTATCGGTATCTCCGTGTGGGTCAACCGAGGTGAGAAATGAGTTGAGATCCCTACGCAGTGAGCGTAGAGTGTCGAGGAATGTGAGAACGGTGTCAGACTTTATATTGCCAGCATCCCTCCATTGATCAATAAGAAAACCCTCGATGGCTTCTAAGCGTTCTGTGCGCTCAGAGATATAACCAGGGTCGAGCATTGCTCGAAGGGTCTCAGTTGTTTGTTCGTCGAGATTAACGATAGACGCTTTCATTTTGTATTTCATTTTAAATCAATTATTTTCTTTACTTCTGACAGAGTTTTATAAGAACTCTTAAGATTATTCACACGTTCTTGCCAATTATCCATAGCTGTTTGTTGACGTGAAGAAGCTTCGCCTGCCTCATGAACACCTCTATAATAGTCGAGATAAGATGTCGCCTTCGTGAGTTGACGCTTAACATTATCTCTTAAAGACTTTATAAGGCCTGGTGTTGAACAGAAGTCATCTAACGGTATGAACAAGCCTTTTTCAGCATGGTAGTCATAAACAGCAGGGTCGGTTATAATTTTCATTTTGCACCCCCTTTCTGAACACTATTTTTGATATATTCAGGCAAAGAGTAATATTCGTCGCCATCGTCTGGTACTGGCTGAATAGACTCTTGAGAAGAGTCGAAACCAAACATCCCATGTACTGGTGTGAAATAGAGGCGCAATATATACTTCTTCGTAGAGTTGTTTCTATGAACAGAAATAACTCCGAGAGGACCTTCGCTAACATGGAACGAGAATTTTTCTTCTGCCTTTGGAATAGCGTGATATTTTTCTTTTAATTCATCAACAACCTTGTTGAATGCTTTTAAGTCTGCTACAAGAACTCTTTGATAACTCTTCATACAATCAGCAAGTGGTGCAAGCTCTTTTGGAATTGAAAAGTCTCGAATATAGCAATCAAATAGTATCATTTTGTACCTCCTTTCTCTGTCACTTCATTAAGGCTCTTACTGAGTTCCTCGCTGAAACCTTCCAAAGAAAACACTTCTTTATATTGAAGACGTATAACGGCTTCTGAGAATTCGTGAACAGTAATGATATGAATATAGCCTTTATCAACTTCGAGTTTATACCTTCCCTTTGCCTTTGGAATGGCATCCAGTTCTGATTTAAGTTCTGCAACAAACTTCTTTAGTGTCGAGTCATCTGCCATAAGGACTTGGTAACGTCGCTCCATACACATACCAACAGGCTCAAGGTACTTCGGGGTAGAATGTGCCTTGAAATAATAATCAAAGAATATCATGCCTTGCCTCCTTTCTTAATTATACTTTTTAAATGATCTGGGAGAGTGAAAATTGCTTCACCTTTATCGGGGACAGGAAAAATCTCAAGGTTCTGCTGTTCGCACTGGGTAGAACTATCAAAAGTCTGAAAACCCCATAAGCCAAGTATGTCGGAGAAACTTATACTTATCACCGAGAATGGAATTTCGTTGTCGTCAATAGCGATAGAACTATCAGAAAGATTGAGCGTATATTTTTTATTCACATTGGGAATCGAGTTAAACTTCTTATACACCTCATCGATAAATGCTGCAAACGTATCAATGTCTGCTACAAGAACCTTGTTATATTTCTTTATAAATTCGGAAAGCGGTTCAAGGTCTTTTGGAACATCAGGAGTCTTGAAATAATTATAAATGAATATCATGCCTTGCCTCCTTTCTTTTCTTGTTTATTTAAAGAGCGTTGGTTACCAAAATTAAGACAGTAGATAGCATACATATCTATACTACCATTAAAGTTTACTTTTACACACGCATCGCCACTTATATACCCTACATTTACGACTTCGTTTAAGCCATCCAGTGTTCCTGTTTTGCAAAGACCTGGAATTATATTTCCTGCAACATTTCTTTGCACTAATTCTACCTTTTGCCCTTCTTTCATATTTATGACAATATTTTTTGCTTCTTCGCTAAAGTAAAACGTTGCTGATCTTGCGTGATGCTCATACCGCAATAAATAGGTTTGTAAACTGGTAGCAATTTCTCTGCCCTTTTCTTCCACTTCTTTCTTTGAAAATACAACTTCAAATTCTACGGTCATTTTCATCATATCGGGAAAAGCCATTTGTATTTCCATTTCTGCTGGGGTTAAGTCTTTCATTTTTTGCCTCCTTTCTTTTCAGATTTGTTCATACGATAAACTAAGTAGCCTGCACAGAGGGTTGAAACTACGGATGTAATAGGCTGCTGCTCGATGGCTACAGCTGCTACGATCACGCACAAAGATACAAGGTTAACTCGAATTACCAAACGACGGGTAACAGAGAACTCGCAGATGCGGCTATAGAACTCGCTTTTAGCGTCGAGCCAAAGATTAAGAGACTTGATTTTGCGCTGTATCGTAGCACGTACGTCGATAGGTTGCTGTTGCTTTGCAGAGCTCTCGAATTCGATTACTTGTTGCATGTTGCACATTGTTTGACTGTTGCCTGAATCCGTCAGGTGCGGAAACAGAAAAAGCGGATGCTCTTCCTGTCGTCAAACAATGTGTCTTACACCAACAAGGGCAAATTCACTGGAAGGCATCCGCCATATCTTCATTGCAGAATGCTGCAAGTATGGGCATAAAAATAAGCCCATCGAAATTTAATAAGTTCGGGGCTTGAAATTTCTTCTCGCCCTTATTTGTGTATTACTACACATTGTTTGACAATTGCAAAGATAAGGAGTTATTTTGTAACCGCCAAACAAAAATGCGATTATTTTTTGCGTAACGCAAAAATTACCATTCGTCGCCTTTTTTATTCATAGCTTCACGAAGTGATGTTATATATTTGTAACAATCTTTTTTAAGTTGTATTTCTTTATTAGGAGACTCTGTGTAA